GTCTCGCTCACTTCTTTAGCCTCCAAAATTAAAGCTAATTAACAAGCTCCGTAACTCAATCTTACTGCCCCCCCTCGCAATGGAAACTGTCACACATCTTTTTAAAAGACTGACTCTTCATGCTCAAACTGGTCTCAACTTCGTTCTCGACCGTATGTCTGAATTCAAACCAAACATTCCTCAGGTCAATCCAAATGCTTTACAAGCACATCAACGTATACTTTTTCACTCTTACAAGCGATTTCTATACCCTGACCAAATGAATCAAATTCTCTATGGCTACAAAAGACACGAAATAACCGAAGAACTAGTACTTAACGACTTCTTCAATGGTGATATCCCTGAACATCCCGTTCCAAAGGATGACTACTACTACAACGCTCTCGAACTTACTCGAAAGCTTTATGCTCCTCCTCGCTTATGCCGTCCAACTCACATCTTTGACGTGCAACATCACTACCCTATGAAAAACCGGCCCAATGCTGAACCTCCATTCTCAACTGAAAAATTCTTTCTCGATATGCTACCTCCTGACACTAAACCTTCTGTCGGTAACATGAAACCAATCATCTTCAACTTCGTTCGTCGATGGTCACATGAAATCAAGAACGGCACAGAACCTTCTGACCGCTACTTCTTTTATATGTTATTACATGTTAAAACCGCACTCGTACCTTCTGACTCCGAACCAAAGGCACGTAACATATTTGGCGTCCCGAAAATGCACATCATCCCATGCATCCAATTTCTATGGGCACTCTTTGCTCATTACAAACGCAATCCTGGATCTTCCCCACTTCTCTGGGGTTATGAAACCTTTACTGGTGGATGGCTTAGACTCAACTCTGAACTATTCCGCAATCATCTCTTAGCTTCATATATTATGATCGACTGGAAACGATTTGATAAATATGCTCAATTCTCAGTTTTACGCGATTTATTTATATTAATACGCACTTACCTCGATTTCGATCACGGATATATTCCAACAAAGGACTATCCTGACACTGAAACTGACTGGTCTCCTGAAAAATCAAAACGTCTCGAACGTTTATGGAACTGGTTAGTCGAAGCGTTCTTCGAAATGCCTGTTGTTCTACCTACTGGACAAGTGTTTAAACGCACTACCGCTGGTATCCCAAGTGGCCTATATCCAACTCAATTTATAGACTCACTATACAACACTTTAATGCTATTAACTATACTCTCTTCTCTTGGTGTTCCTATTACATCTGATACTACTATGAAAATAATGGGTGACGACTCACTCATCAAAATATTTACATTTGTACCTCCGTATCTGCACGACGATTTTCTCGCCGCAATGCAGTTCAAAGCTACATACTATTTTGGATCTATAATATCTATGGACAAAAGTAAAATCAAAAACAACATCAATGGAATTGAAGTACTCTCATACACGAACAGCTATGGCTTACCACGCCGCAGCGAAACTCAGCTTCTTGCTCAGTTTTATCACACTCGTGCTAGACATCCAACTCCTGCTAAAACGATGGCTTCCGCCATTGGATTCGCATATGCATCTTGTGGACACGACTCCCAATGCTATCGAACGCTGGAACATGTTTATGAATTTTACAAAGGCCAAGGTATCGAACCTGAC